AGGTAGACCACCCAAAAGAAAGGCTTGAACTGCTTGCTTTCCTGCTTGTGTTTGATTACCTAAAGAATCTAAACCATTCTTAACAACATCTTGAACTACTTGAGCAACGTCTCCACCTGAGTTCATAACTCTACTGGCAGCACCTATACCTGCCATTTGTAGATCATTGAAACTACTTTGGTTCCAACCAACAGCATTGGTGTCTGCTAATTGACTGGGTATGGGAAGAGTGACAGATCCTATTGATGTTTTATGTCTGCGGTCTGCTCTTTTTTCTCTTCCAGCACCAATACCTACATCAGAGAGTGGGACATATTCATATTGTCTGATGGTCATGTAATCAATACCATCTAGAGTAAGAGGATATTTTAAATTACCATATTTTTTTCTAGCTACTGGTTCTGCACGTGGTGGTAGACCTGGTTGTGTTGGCGTTCCTTTATCCCCATCGTTACCTGCACTAGCACTACCAGGATTTTCAAAAATATTTAAACCATCTGCATATTTTGATAAAGTTTTTCTAAGTTCTGGATCTCCTAGTTCTAAGTTTGCTGACTGTCCGAATGCTTGCTTAACAGTTAGTTGACTATCTTCACCTAACCAATCTCCATCTGTATTAAAGAAGTTACCAGTGTCTAAATTTTGTGTGTATTCTACACCAAGTGAGTCTGTAAATTTAGCAGCGACAGCAAGAGATTCAGGATCCCAACTAAAGGTTCCTGGTTTACCTTTTACTAGTACTTTGTTAGATACTGTTGCCACTATACTTTCTTTTTAGTTATTTAGAACAAAATTTTGGTAGGGAATTGACTTGAGTTCATCAATCTCTGATGGGTTCACATAATATAACTGTCCTACCACTTCCATAAAGGTATAGTTTCTCATTCTATTCCAATGAAAGTTGTATCCTTTAAATCCATTTGGCATGTATTCTGTAACAGCAACGAGAGGATTAGTATCGTATGTAATGTTAGGAGTCTTTGCTTTGTAGATAAAAGTATAATAGTTTCCTAAGTCAGGTACTGGTGTTACTCCATCTGATAATCTATCAATGATATCCACCATTAGATCATCAGCATCCTCTGTACCTATGAGGTTCTCCACTATACCAGTGAGTCTATTTTCGTAGGGTTCATTTAATGCCAAGTTCTTTTTCCGTAACTACTTTAAAGGTTAATTGTCTCATCTCACAGAATGACCTAGCAGCTTTCCATTTTGCTTGGTTCTTTGCATACTCTGCCACTTCACGTATGAATGTTCTCTTTTGTTTCCTTCCTTTTGTGGGAGGTACACAATGTTTCAATGGTTTAACTTCAATTACATATCTCTTAATCTTACCATCACTTTCTTTGATCTTCATGTAGAAGTCTGGGAAGTAACGGTGAGGTCTGTTGTCTAGAGGAGATATGTATGGTATAAAAAATTCTTCACTACCCCATTCAAGTATATTTTCATTACGATCACACCATTTCATAAACTTTAGTTCCCAAAGGGATCTATAAATGATGTTTCTTGAGTCTCCTTTGTACTTATTTGACTTAGTTGGGGTAAACTTGCCTTTATATGACATACATAGTATAGGGAAACACCATATGGTATTTAGATGGCTGGGAACATACCAGGTACTCGATACAGTACAGCAAGATTTTTAAGTAGGTTTGGTAATCTGGCACAGAGTAGTCAGTACAGGTCTCATATTGCATTTAATCGGAATCTTCATAATGCATTAGTAGCAAATGATATACCTCGTTCATTATTAAATGAGGCAGGGATGCTTTGTAAAGCAACCTCTCTTCCTGGTTCTCAGATATCAACACATGATGTAAGAGATTTCTATGGTGTGGTGCAGAAGAGTGCATACATGCGTCAATTTGATAATACTATTGATCTAACATTCTATGTTGATTCTAATTATCAAATCATGTATATGTTTGAGGCATGGATGGAATATATCATGCCGTTGGTAGGAAATAATCCAAAAGCATCTACATCAAGTTTTGTTGCCAACTATCCAGACAATTATAAATGTGATTTATATCTTTATAAGTTTAATAAAGATATGGATGCTCAATGGAGTGTAGTTAATCCATTCAGACCTAAAGGATCAATTGTTTATTCCTTTATTAATGTTTTCCCACAGAATATATCATCAGCTGATGTATCTTATGACCCATCACAGAACCTTGAGTTTACTGTGACCTTCTCTTACGAAAGATACGTTACAAACAAAACTGGTATTAGAAATCCAGGTAATCTTGGACAGGATAGTTTCTCTGGTCGTTCACAACCAATGAAGAATACTTCCAAGGACAATCCTTCTAATCCTATTCTTCATAGGGATGGATCTAAGTCTGCCATAACAGAGTCCTCTCAGCAACTTACTAAGGATATAGGACAGAAACAATATCCTATAGATAACGGACAGAATACTAACTCAACTGTTAACCAAGAGGTTGTAGAACCTGGAACAAGTAATCAAGCAACTACGGGTAATACAAATATTGATGGAGCATGGGGTGACTTTGGTTCTTTAGATTCTTCAGCAGGAGAAACTAGTGGTGATAAGAGTCTTAGGAGATTTGGTACAGGAAGTAATAGCATCGCATAAAGTCACTAAATAAAAACACATAATATTATATTTTGTTATGCCTTTACCAAAGATTAGTACGCCAAGTTATGAACTTGAGTTGCCATCCACAGGAGAAACAATAACCTACAGACCTTTCTTAGTAAGAGAAGAGAAACTTCTTGTACTTGCTATGGAGAGTGAGAATCAAAAGGATATATCTAGAGCAATTAAAGAAGTTCTAAAGTCTTGTATCAAATCTAATGTCAAAGTAGATACACTTCCTACATTTGATATTGAATATCTTTTCCTTAACATCAGAGGTAAGTCTGTTGGTGAGGAGATAGAAGTTACTATCACATGTCCAGATGATGAGAAGACTGAGGTTGATATAGTCATCCCTATTGATGAGATACAAGTTCAGAAATCTAAGAAGCATAATGATACTATTAAACTTGATGATACTCTTAGTATGAAGATGAAGTATCCTTCATTGGAACAATTCATTCAGACTAACTTTGATGTGAGTGGATCTAAAGGTTCTCAACTAGAACAGTCCTTTGATCTCATTTCACAGTGTATCGATACTATATACAGTGATGAAGAAGCATGGCCTGCTGCAGAGTCTAGTAAGAAAGAACTCAGTGAGTTTCTTGAGCAGTTAAATACTACTCAGTTTCAAGACATTGAGAACTTCTTTGAGACTATGCCTAAATTATCTTATGATGTTAAGGTTACCAATCCTAAGACCAAGAAGAAGAGCACTGTTACTCTGGAGGGGTTAGCGTCTTTTTTCGGGTAGCGATGTCTCATATGAGTCTTGAGGCATACTTTAGGATTAATTTTTCCTTGATGCAGTACCATAAATATAGCTTGACAGAGATAGAAAACATGATCCCTTGGGAACGTGATGTCTATGTTGACCTCCTCAAACAACACATAGAGGAAGAGAAGGAAAGGCAAAAACAGGATGGCAATTAACGCTAACAACTTTTTTAATCTTGAAGAGGAGGCTAGGACTCAGGGGACTCTTGGTGGTAAAAAATTAACTAAAGAAGAAAGGAAAGAAGCATTTAAGAAGCAAGGTAAGATAGAATTTAAGACGTTTGTTGAGAAGGTTTTAAATAAAAAAGAACCTACTGTTACTCCTAAAGCATTAGGTGGTGGTGCAACAAAAGCATTACCTCCTATGAAAAGTAAGGAGGGAAAGGAAAAGAGTGATGTAGCAGAAAGAGTTGCTAATGCTTTTGATAGTAGATTAGAAGATCTATTAAAAAATATTAGAGAAGATGTAGGTGGTATTCTTACTGTTGTAGAGAAGCAAGTTGATGTAGAGGAGGACGCAGCAACAGAAGAAAAGCAAGAGACTGAGAAATCAAAACGTAAAGAGAAGGAAGATAAGTCAGAAAAAGAAAAGAAACCAAAGGCATCAGGGTTTGTTAAGGCATTAACTAAACCTGTCATGGGTATATGGGAGAGTATTGTTAAAGGTTTTACAAACTTGTTGTTGGGTTGGGGAATTACCAATTTCTTAACTTGGTTTGGTAATCCTAAGAATAAAAAGAATGTAGAAGCATTTAAAGAGTTTGTAGTGAATGCTGTACCTGTTATACTCAAAGGTATTCTTGCAATCATTGGTCTTGGTATAGGATTAGAGGTATTAAAGTTTGTGAAGATGATAGCACTTGGTAGTGCTAATTTATTGACAGGATTGCTTGGGTTGTCCAAGAGAATTATTGCATGGGCAGCATCTAATCCTTGGTTAGCTGCAGCGATAGGTCTTGGTGCAGCTACGTTCCTTATAGGTAAGATGTTAGGTAAGGATAAGGAAGGAGAGAATTTAG